CTCGCTTGATATATTATTTATCTTCAAAAGTGCTTTCACAAATTCGCCCAAAAATATTTGTTTTTTCTCTCCCATCTCTTGTAAAATAACCTTACAATCTTCTACTGATTCAGTATCACACCATTTTTCTACATAGTTTAATAAATCATAATGAATTTCATAATCAAATCCGGTATCAATTTGTCTATTTAATTCTTTATCCTTATAAGAATTATATAAAGTTACAATTTTTAAAATATTTTCGTTAACTATATGGTCTTCACTTTTTGGTGTATGGTCCTTAAAATCATCTAAAACTCTTATATTACTAAAACAACTAAATATAGATACTAATTGTTTAGACGATAAATTATCAAATGATTTATCTTCTAATAATCTTGCGAAGACGAGACAATGTATTTCTCTAATTTGGGCGGCTATTTTCCCAAGAATCGTTAACTTAACATCAGGACCGGTTTCTTGAACAACAAAGTTATCTTCTTTTAATAAACTAATTACTCTGTCTACACCCGATTTAAAATAAGAAGTTAATGATTTATATTGATTTTGAAGATGTTTTAATTCTTGGTCTTTGAGAGAAAAATTATCATAAATCACTTTATCTCTTGAAAGAAATTTATTGCTCTCTTCTATAAATTTAATTTGTCTCTCTATTTCCTTTCGTTTCTTATTTACTGAGTTTGATTTATTTCTAATTAACTCATTATATTCTCTAATAGTGTCAATAGATGTATTTAAATTCTGAATTCCTTTATCTAAATCTGCTTCTAAACTTGACATTTTATAATATACTTCCTTCAGTTGACCATCTAATTCATTTGTTATCATACTTTTACTAGCAAATTCAACTAAATTATTATCACCGATTTCGAGCAAATTTAATAACAAATTATAAGAAATTTTAAATTTTGATATTAGAGTTTGGGGTTTGCCATTCATCATTTGCTTATAACTAACTGATTCTACATCACGAAATAAATTATTTAAATGAATGACATGACCTACTTTATCTAATCCTAATCTTCCTGCTCTTCCTGCTGCCTGTGTATATTCATGACTATATAGAATACGATTTATCTCTCCATTAAACTTATATATATCAGTAAATATTGTTGTCTTAACTGGTAAATTAATTCCTACACTCATGGTCTCAGTACAAAATAAAATTTTTATGAATCCACGAGCAAATAATAGTTCTGTCATTTCTCTCAAAATAGGCATCAATCCAGCGTGATGAATTCCCACGCCTTTCCTTAGCAATTTAACCGTATTAAGGTATTCTGGTAGATGTAAATATTCTTGATAATTTGGTAGTTTACGAATAATTTGTTCACATTCTCTATCAATTGTATACGGAACCTTACTATCAAATTCAAGTAAATTAGTAGTTAATTCTTCCGCACAAACTTCTAATTGTTTTCGAGAGAATACATAACAAAGCGCTGGTAACATTTCATTTTGAACCAAATATTCAGAAACTTTATTTAATACAAATTGTCGTTTCACTCTTATATCATTTTTTTCGAATAATTTTACAGTTTTATGTATATTTTGATAGTTTGTATCATTAAATGTTCCTTTTTCATCTTGAATAATATGAGGTTTATCGATTATTTTTTTTATTTCTTCTTGGGTTGATTTGTCACGAATGTATTTATTTGCAGTAGTCGTTACTGTTATAAAACTATAATGTATAAGAGGCACCGCTCTTATTAATTTACGTGTTAAATAAACTTCTTTTTTAATTGGTTTACTCATATCTCCTTTTGTTTCGAGCCAAAACGCGAATTTTTCTGGATCATCTAATGTAGCTGATAATCCTACCATTTGAATATGTGACGGCAATAACATTATACTCTGCTCCCAAACATGACCTCTATGTTCATCATTTATAAAATGAATTTCGTCGAAGACAACACAACCTAGTTCGTTTTCAATATCCATCTCAAATGATACCGAAGAAGTTAACGTTGGAGTAGAACTTTTAATTTGATATAATTTATTAAGTAATATTTCAGTTGTCATGATAAGCACATCAGCGTCTGGATTTGTTTTAATATCGCCAGTAATTAGTCCAACACTTATATCAGGATATTTTTGTGTAAATGAGTAAAATTTCTCGTTAGATAGTGCTTTGATTGGAGAACAATATATAACTTTTTTGCCTTTTGAATGAAAATAATTTATTGCGAACTCACCGCCAAAGGTCTTCCCAGATCCTGTCGGACAACAAATTAACACATGATTCCCAGTAACAATTCCTTCAACACACCATTTCTGAAAATCGTGTAATTTATATGAATAATTTTCGTAATACTTTTTATATTCTTCTTCGTGTGATTTGGGATAATTATAAGAACAGACTTTAACCATTTATAGTATATTTTCTTTTTAAACCTTTATATTATTTATATTTAATAATTTAATATATTCTGAAAAATCTTGAAAATAATCGTGTTTATTTATTTTTTCTATATCATTAACATCAATATAGAAGGGTTTAATTAATTTTATACAACCGACCCCTCTATAATTTTGATTATTAAAGTACTTAATCTCTATGTTATCAGCAAAATTTAACAAAATCCAATATAACATTTTCCAAACATCACCTGTCCATGGCTCCCTGTATTTTAATATATTATTTTCATAACAGTTAAAATTAGGAACTTTTAACTGCTCATTATAATTTAAAGGTAAAATATCATCTATAAAAATATATCCTCCTTGATTTAAAATATTTACACTATTATTAAAATCATTAATAACATATTCTATTTGATGCATGCCATCTATAAATATAACATCAAATTTGTTTTTATTTCCCGCAAAAAAATCGTCAGACGTTAACTTAACCAACGTTTCATCTTCAAATTTGGGGTCTGGATCTACACCAGTTTTATTAATAAAATGTATATTTTTGTATGTCGTGCCGTATTCAACACCGATTTCGAGATACTTCATTTTTGAATTTGTTATTGATTCTATAATATTTTTTCTCTCTTCAAAAGCAGTATTATAAGGCAATTTGTCAACCTTTGAAACAATTATTTCATAATTATCACAACATTTATAAGTCAATAAAAAATATTTTTCTAACTCTTCATAAGAACAATCATTTAATGAATAACATTTCATTTTTGGAAAACCATAAAAATCCAAATATTTACACCAAAACATAGGTTCATGTATATTTTCCAATAAAATAAAGTCACATTTATTTTCAAGATATAATTGTTTCAAGTATTCAATATTTTGAATTAAAGCGTTTATTCCAATAATACAATATTGTTTTTTGTATTCTAAATTAACCGTTAAATTACAATATTTATGTTCATAATTTGTTCTTTTCCATATAGGACTCAATTCATATACATATTTTTCATCTTCATAAGCATTTATTTGTTTCATTTTATCATGAACATTATGTAGTATATAAAACAATGGATATAAATAATATGGACCTATTTTATTAATTTCATAATTACGTATTAATGAAAAATTATTGGCTCCCTCATTCATATACTGGACATATCCATTCATACAAAGTTTCGCAATCTTTGTATTTATGGCAGTTCTCATAATGATTTCTTGATCATCGCATATAGGTAAAAATTCACAATAAGAACCTAACTTATCCAATAATGTTTTTCTCCAAATTCTGGCGTGATTTGGCATAGTTATTAAATGCGCTAATGTAATATTATTAATATTAGCGCAAGAAGCAACATATACCCAATTTTCTTTATATTTTTCGCAATAATAAGCGCAATAACCTTTACCATAAAAATCTGGATACTTAAAATTCTCTCCATTCTCATAAATATTAAAAAAATTTGTAAATATAAATCCAACTTCAGAATATTTTTCAAAAACATCAACCGAATGTTGTAATAATGTTTCTGTTATTTCATCATCATGGTCCATTTCTAATATATATTTACCTCTACATAAACTAATGGCTTCATTTTTAACGTTACCTATGCTACCACTATTACAGTTTCGTTTATATAATCTAACTTTTACGTCATTTCCTAATAATTTATTTAAAAAATCGAAGTGTTCATTATTTTTTGAGTCATCAAGAATTACCCATTCCCAATCCTTAAATGTTTGCGCTTTAATGCTCCTATATGCTCTAATAATTTTATTAAAAGATTCATAACATGTAGTAAATATAGAGAAAACAGGTCTCAAATTCTCTCTATCATCGACGACAGAACTTATATAACAATATGTAACCATCCTTGAAAATTCATCAACTTTATTAATTTCTTTAAGGTGTATCCATCTTTTTCTAATTCGTGGTACAATCATATAATTCACGATATAATGATATTCTTCTTCTATATCTCCGAATGTAACTAATACATGATAATTTGTATTAAATATTTTTTCAATCATTAAATGGTCTGAATAAATTTCTACGTCACATTCTAATTTATCAGCATTAATTTTAAAAAAATTATCAATATAAGCGTATTTATCAAAACGATATAATAAAACCTTTGGATATTTCATATTATATAAATAGTAATTAAGTATTATATTTATATTATTTAATATAACAATAAATAAAAAATTGATAAACTTTTAATTTATAATTAAGTAAATAAAAAAGTTTATCAATTATAAATGAGTCTTAAAAATAATAAATGTCTGTATAAAAAAATGAATGATTTAAAAAGGGTTATTAAATTATTTGTAAATATGGACGAAGAAAAATTAAAAAAAATAATAAGAAATATACTATTGGAATTTTGTAATCCAACAATTATAGGTTATATAAATAGTAATGATACTTATTGGATGAAATCGAATACATATTCATTGCATATAAATATAAAAATAATAAAAATATCTAACAACAATTCTGAAATAATCATAAAACCAATAGTTGGAGAGAAGTTGAAAATAATGGAACTCGTAACTACTTTAAGTGAAAGTATAATATTATATAATTCTTGTCCTTATGTAAGATATTTTATAGAAAATGAGTGAATTCTTTACAGTTAATAGTTTAATGGTTTAATGGTTTAATGGTTTAATGGTTTAATGGTTTAATGGTTTAATGGTTTAATGGTTTATTGAAAAATATAAAAATAGTCAGGAGTGCGGTTTTAAATCTTCAAGGGTGTAAATTAATAATGAATAAACCACCATTGTAAAGTAGAATTATCAGTAATATCTTCATAACAAGGATAAAATCTATAATTATTATTATTTGTTCCCATATATGGTTTATCTTCTAATTCATTAACACTCCATACTTTTGTAATTTTTTTTATGGTTGCTTCATAAAATCCATTTTCGTTAGGTCTTCTAATTTTTGGTCCTATACCTTTCATTTTTTCTTTCAATTCTGTATTATAATATTCTTTAGCTTGTTCTTGTGTTTTGAATTTCTTAATAATGAGATTTTTTATCTCATCATGAACATCTATTCCACTAACAATTTTTGAATTTACTTTTGTTGGTTTAGCATTTACTTTACCTTCACCATTTGAAGAAATTCGTTGTGATTTATATTTTGAAATACTAAAATCACAATCATTATTAAACCACTCTACATATTGTTCAATTGCTCCTTTATCACAATAATGTAAAGGTCTCAAATTAATATCTAATTGGTCACCTGAATATTCATAATTATCACAAAATCTAGCAGTTAATGCTTGTGCAGTAACTGAAACATCGCGTTGTTTCGGAATTGGTTCATAAGTTGCTCCAACATGCTTCATTAAAATTCGTTTTGATGCTCTCCAAAACCCTTTAATAAATATAATTGTATGTTTTATAGGAGGATTTTTCATTAAATTATCTATTTCATCAATCCTTTCATCTGAATTATGATTTAAATAATCCCAATCTAAATCATTAGCAACATTTTCTAAAATATTTATTTTGACAGGATCTAACATTCTAAATGGAAAGTATTTTTTTGTAGTATTTTTATATCTTTCATCTAAAAATTCTAGCAATTCGTAATAATCTTCTATATTTTCTAAATTAGGAGCATCTATAATACGATTTTCATTTAACATCGTTTCAAAACCTTTGTATAATGGTCCCGGTTGAATTTTTATAATAGCACATTTTTGTCCCCATTTTTTATAATCATACAATACCGCATCAGGTGTAGCGGATATATCGAGCATTTTAATATTTCTTATTTCTAAAACATTTAAATCTAAAATACCCGCTTCTTTTAATGTTTTTGCTATAGTCATTTTACTTCCTGATGCTATATGACACTCATCTGGTATAAGCAAACCATCTTTTAATGAAGTTAATTTATCTTTTTGTTTAATTAAATTTTGTCTATGAAATATATTATCTCTAAAGGCTGGTAACATATTATCTTTAAATTGGCGTTCCCAATCGTTATCTGACATACCAGTACAATTAATAATATTTTCAGAATATATAATTTCTTCATCATTTAGATTTGTTGCCATATGTATCATAACTGCTTGCGCTGTTCCTGTTTTTCCTGTTCCTGGTTGAGCTATTAGACAAACAGCAACAGCACCGTTTTTATATGCCTCTATACATTTATTAGCTGCTTCTTGTTGGTTTTCATAAATAAATTTTTTACCTTCTAGTTCTAAGTATTCTTCTCTATCTTTTACACTCTTTAAAATATTTTCTCTTTGTTGTCTTTTTTTTATTTCTTCTATTCGTTCTAATTTTTTTTCCTCTTCAGTTTTACCTGTTTTTATAATTTTTTTATCTCGTTTTATTATTACTTTTTTTCTTCCATTTACGGGTATAATATATTCTTTAGATTCTGACATTATACTGTTAATTATAATTGTTTTATACATTTATTTTTAATTCAATTTTTTATATATTAAAATCGGTATTCTAGTTAAAAGGTTATAAAAGATGTAAAGTTATGGTTTTGAATCTTAAAGTGTGTAAATAAGTTTTTACTACATAATGAAGGGGTTTTTGGGGAATTTTGGATTTTTTGGGAATTTTCTGTCCCTTCACAAGAAGTATCGATTTTTTTATTAATTTTGGTAAAAGTATTTTAACTTTTGAAAAATGGACAAAAATAAATGTCCAAAAATCCAAAACCCCTCAATTCTCTTGTAAATTTCGTGAATTGTGACCATATTTTAAAATTATGGTCTTGATACAAAAAAAATAATTTTTATTTTGTGACGATAAAATTTTATTATTTTCAATAAGAAATTATTTAGCAACTTTTTTGTCACTAAATATATGGACAAATTGGTGACATTTAGTTGCTCAAAAGTTGCTCTAAAATACAATTGTAAATTTTGTGATTATAATACAGATAAAAAAAGTAGTTTCGATAAACATTTACACACCAAAAAACATAATGTGACGCTATGTGACAAAAAAAGTTGCTCAAAAGTTGCTAAATATGAATGCCAAAATTGTAATAAAAAATATGTTTCAAGAAACGGATTATGGAGTCATAATAAAAAATGTAAAAAAATAAACAACAATACAAAAAAGGACGACACTTCAGAACAAAAAGATACGATAAATGCTCCGTCATTTGATAAAGATGAATTAATTATGGTACTAGTAAAGCAAAATACTGAACTTATTAAGGAACAAAATGACATAAAAAATATCATGATAGAACATCAAAATTTGATGATGAAAGTAATAGAAAATGGAACAAATAATACAATCAATTCTAATAATACAAATTCTAATAATAAAGCGTTTAACTTAAATTTTTTCTTAAATGAAACATGTAAAGATGCGATGAATATTACAGATTTTATTAATTCTATCAAATTACAACTTTCAGATCTTGAAAATATAGGTGAAGTTGGTTATGTAAAGGGAATTTCAAATATTATAACTTCAAACCTAAAAGCGTTAGATATAACCCAAAGACCTATTCATTGTACGGATAAAAAGAGAGAAACATTATACATTAAAGATGAAAACAAATGGGAAAAAGAAGATGAAAATAAAAATAAGTTGCGTAAAGCTATAAAAAAAGTAGCCAACAAAAACATATTATTAATTCAAGAATTTAAAAAGAAACATCCAGACTGCATAAAAAGTACATCAAGATTTTCAGATAAATATAATAAAATAATAATAGAAGCGATGGGTGGGCAAGGTGATAATGATATTGAAAAAGAAGATAAAATAATTAAAAATATATCGGATATAACTACACTTGATAAAAATGAAGGGATTTAATATATTATTTTATAACCTACTTAAAGACCGGATACTACATAATGAAGGGAATTTTGGGAATTTTTGAAAAAATGGTGGATTTTTGGTCCCTTCACAAGAAGTATCGATTTTTTTTAATTTTTGGTAAAAGTTTTTTTAACTTTTGAAAAATGGACAAAAAAAATGTCCAAAATTCAAAAG